CAACCGGGACTAAGTAAGGCTCTAACGAGTCAAATACCGCTGCAAACGTGCTTGACATTGTTCCCATTAAAGTTTCAACCGCTCCTGCGCTTCCTTGCATCATAAAGTCACTCAATTGCTTAGCTACTCCACTACTATTCTTTATTTCGTTTTGAAGTTTTTTCAAGTCTTCTATACTTCCATTCAATAGTGTATTAGCGGCTCTACCTCCTTGTACTCCGAATATAGCTTTTAATACTCCAGCTTTATCCGCATTACCCATTTTGTCAGTTACACCTTTTAATCTTTCGACAATCGAAACCATATCCTGTAAATTACCTTTTTCATCTGTAACCTTACCAATTAAATTTTCGAGTTTTCCACGTTTTTTAAAATCTTTTAAACTTTCAAACATTTGGTTTAATCCAGTACCTGCTGTCGACCCTGTTAATCCATTGTCATTCATTTTACCTAACATTGCATAAACTGTTTCAAGCGGTACTCCTAATGCTTTTCCAGAAGCTCCAACATACTTAAATCCTTCTGCCAATCTAGGCAAATCAGCAGCTGTATTTTTAGATGTAACAGCTATCATATCAGTAACTTTTTGAGCTTCTTTCGCAGACAATTGATAAGAGTTCATGTGCATTTTAACCATTTCAAGAGCTGGTGTTATATCCGAATTAAACGCTTGTGCCAAATTAGCAGCTGCTGGTATGATTTGTTTCATTTCGTCTTTTTTAATTCCTAGCGTTGCTCCAGCATTAATAGCTTGTGCAACATCTAAGTTATTAAATTTTGTATCTCCTCCAACTTTTTTAGTTAGTCGCCTATACTCTTTTAAATCAACACCATATCCACCTGTTTTGGCAGAAGCGCCACGTAATTCATAATCAGTTTGTCCATATTCCTGCAACGCTTCCATTCCAGCTTGTGTAATAAAACTTCCTGCCTTATACAATGCTCCATCACGAACTTTATTTAAAAGCCCTTTAACTTTTTTCATTGCACTGTCAGCACCTTTAGCCACGTTTCCAAGAGGATTCTTAACCGACTTTCCAACTGCTTCTTTAACTTTATTCAAATCATCCATTTTCTTTTTAGCTTCTTGTGTTTCTTTTTTTACGTTATCCAATCCACTTTTTACAGTTTTACCAGTTCCAAGCGTTTTCATCATTTCTTGAGCCGTTTTCATTTGAGATTTAAGTTTATCTCCTTGTGATTGCAAATGCTTTTGCATATTCTGTATTTGCTTATTAAAATTATTTAAACTAACTTTGTCTAATGTTTTAGCTAGTTTTTCAGCTTCTTTTTGCATCGATTGTATCCATTGCTTTGCGTTTTTATCTTTAATAACAAACTCTAACTCATAAGTAACTCCTACTCCACTAGCCATTTATCTTCCTTTCTTAATCTTTTTCCGTTCTCTTTCTTTTGCTTTTTGAATTTCTGTATCATAAAAGCACATTTTCAAAAAAGTTTCGAACTCTTTTTCAGAGATTTTATTTTCGTTATATCTTTTTAAAAAAACAAAAGAATTAAAATTTTTAAAATTCTCATTTATTTCTAACTGAAATGCTAAATTTTCAATTTCATTTATATCTTTTAGCATTTCATCTTTATTAAAATATATTTTCCCTTCATGAAAAAATGCTGGATTCTTATTTAAGGAAGGGATTTCTTACCACTTCCGATAAAAACACACCTAATCCAATAATTTCGCTTGATGGAAAGTCCTCGAAGTCAAATCGTGGCAACAGGTCATCATTGTAAAAACAATCGACTATATCACCAAAATCAAGTACTCCTTTCCCAGTAACAGGATCGAAATCCATTTTTGAATATTTCGACGCTTGTCTTGTAGTCGGATATGTGCAAACCACATCTTTTGCTTTTCCATCCCAATCAATCAAAGTATGTTTAAATATCTGTTTTGGTCTTAAGCCACCTTGCTGTTTTATTCTTCTTCTTTCATTTTCGTTCCTTCTTTGCTTTATATCTTCAGCTGTTTCAGCAACCATTTGAGCCTCAACAGATTCTAATTCTGTATCATTTACTGTTTCGACCGCCTTTTCTTCTTGCTCTAACGGCCCTAATCCTGCCATTTCTCTTGACATATTAATAGCTTCTTTTTCTGCTTCAGTATATTTTCTCTCTAAATCCATTTTCATCTCCTTATATTTCGCATAAAAGACAACTGAATTTGGTAATATTTTATATTATATTTGCCATATTAGTTGTCTTTTTTCTCCAATTACATTACAAGTTCTCTGCTTTCTGCTTCAAACTCCCACGCTCTTGCTTCAGTTCCACTTTCGTTTGCATATTTTAATGCAGCTTTTTTCTTAAATGAAACACCATTATATATATAAGTTTCATTTGTATTTGTATCAGTTATTACCATAAACATTGGAAACGGTCCTTTATTTGCTTTCCAAAGTTTGTGCAATCTTTCCATTGTTCTGTGCTCGCTGCTTCCGTAAAGTAAACTTAATGTGATAGATACACTCTCGTCGACTGATACATTAACAACCTTTTGCCCACAACTCGCAATTGTTGAGCTCGAACTTTCTGTGTTTGGATCATCCTCAAAACCATCTTCATGTCTGCAAGTAATTGCGTAAGGAATACCTGCAGCAGTTAACACAATTTTAACGTTATCCACATTATATTGTTTTGTTGACATTTAATTTACCCCCTTTTATTTATCGAATACAATTTCTCCATCTGTTGTGATTGTTCCTGTTAATGCTAAATTTCTCACACCATTTAGAAAAGTTACTCTTAAATCAAATTTGAACTTACCTTCTCTAATTGATTCTTGTGTTAATTCACTAACTGTTAAATGACCTAATTTTATACTAAACTCATTACCGTTTTTATCTTTTTGCATTATTGTTCCAAAATAACTTCCAGCATTATCAACCATAAACATTCCAGCACTTGCCCCTTGTCTACAACGTTCTCTAATGATTGATTCAATCATTAATCTTCCAATATCATTCAAAGGTATTTTGTCTTTTCTCACCTGGAATATTGTTAAATCTTTTTTTAAACCATCTCTCAACCAAATTTCAATTAATTTCAATTCGATAAATGTTTTATTATCAGAATTAAGTCCATTTACAATATGAAAATAACCTTGAGTTGGTTTAGATAAGTAATTTAATCCAGCGTCCCAAAAAGATTTTTGCTCAGTTTTTGTAAAATTTTCTTGGACAAAACCAGTTATTTGAGTCGAATGAACAATATAACTTCCTAAATCTTTATATCCTATTGTTCCACCAACCAAGGCTCCTGTAAGCCAATTTCCTTTAGCTAAATTTTTAGTTCCTTCAATTACAAACGCAACGTTGTTCACATTATTTTCTGTTTGTAATTTTACAGCTTCAGCTGCACTTCCTACTTTTTCATAATCAACAGCTATAAAAAATTGTTTATCCTTATCAGTTTTCGCATAAGACACTATACTGTTAATATACGTTTTTTCAGAAACAATATCCATATTAGTAATCCAGTTAGTAACTTCAAAAGCATCCTCATGATCTATATATGTATTCATAAGTTCTGTAAATGTTGCTGCTGTATTATTCCCATAAACAACTACATTTAACGGTGTATACGCTTGCGAATATGCACTAGCTATTAATTTATAAAAATTATGATTTTCATTTAATCCACTGATGTTTAATTCCAACAAATCGCCAGGTTCTGTAATAAATGTCGGCGATATTGCAAAATCTTTTGTAAAAAACATCAAACTTCTGACATCAGCATAAAAAGCTCTGTTATTTTCTGATTTAATTTGTACATTATTCAAAGTATTTAAATCATTTCTCTGTATTGCCATTATTCCTCCTTAAAATTTTTATTTATATAATGTTCTGCGAAATAACTAAACTGCAAAACTTCCTTGTAATATCTTCTACCCATAAAATTAAAAGTTGTTTCCTGGATTTTGTATACTTTTCTAACTTTCCTTTTATGTTTTCTTTCACCAAAGTAATCATTTGTTGCTTTTGTATTAGCTAAAAATAAATAAAGCACATCGAAATCATTATGTTTTTCTCTTGATTCTAACGTCAAGATAACTTGTATTTCTTCGTCATAACAATATTCATCGTTGCCGAAAGGAATTGGATTCCCTGCGTCTTCAATGTATATATTATAAAAAACAATTGGAAATTTGAGTTTTTCATATTGCTCAGCAAGTATCTCGTCTCTTTTATCTTCATTTATGATTTGATTTATACCAAACTTTTTGCAGAACTCTTTTATATCGGTCACAAGTTCTTTTTTAATTTCGCTTGTCATCTATATTCAGCTCCATTCTCAAAAATTCCCCATAATTTTCCTCGATATTTAAAACCCTGTAAATCACATCTTTATGCTTTATTTTTATACCTTCCGATACTTTAAAATCTTGATTATCATCCAAAATATAATATCCCTCTTTTTTATTCGATAAAAAACTCCCGTCCATACTTTGTGGAAACGATGAATTGTGTTTAGGTGTCAGTATAGCCATTTTCGCCGTCTTTTCTATTTCGTTTTGAATAGGATTGCCCATTTCGTCAAATTCAATTTCAGAATTTTCTGAATACACAATCACATCATCTGACAGTTTTTCTATAACTTTCAAAGTTTTTTTAATAGCTGATTTTGTTTTCCTATCCATTATCCACCACCCCTGCCAACAATTCTCCCCCCGTTAATTTTAGCCGCAATATTGCTCTTAAAATGCCCAGCTTCAATCATTGGATTATTAAATCCTTTTCTTGCGATTGTCACAGGACTGTTTGGAGGGCTTTTTATCCTTTCAATCATTGATTTATATCTTGTACTAGCTTCAGTTCCAATTTTATTCGTCATTGCTGCAACATCAAAACTTCCGTTTATAATCCTTGCAACTCCTTCTTTAAAGTATCTAGCAGCCATCGGATTAAATTGTTCAAAAGCTTTTTGGTTATAATTCCACCCAGGAACTCCACGACTTGAACCACTATCCAATACATTTGATAATCCAAAAGCATCAAATCCACCTTTGACACTATAATTCGTTACCGTTCCCACTTCTATCTTTTGAGGATTCATCGCCAACAACTTCTCCAAATTTTTGTTTTTTGGTTTCTGTTTCACTGTTAGTTTGCAAGGCATCTTTATCACCTAAATTTATAATCTCTATTTTTAATTTTCTTTTTTCTATCTCCTGTTTTGCAATATTTACTCTTCGTTGAGTCAAATCTAATTCATTGTCACCAACGTTTAAAAGTATATGATTCAACTCAACAAGTAATATTTCTTCTTTTTCTTTATTTTTAAAATTAAACATTTTAACTCCTTTAAAATATTGATATAGTTACGCTTTCATTTTCTTCAACATCAAGAGTTTTCAATAATTGCTGATACATCCTAAGATAAGGATTATTTCCATTTGCTTCTTCAATAACAATATTTGAAATTTGGACTTTCGTAAAATCAAAATCATTTAACGAAGTTAATAAATAACCAAATAGAAATATTTTGAGCAGCTTTTCTCTCTCTGTACTGTGCTTTTCTTCAGCAACTTCATAAAATTGCTCAACCACTTGTAAATCATAATCAGAAGTTTCAGGAATATACTTTTTTAGCTCTTCCAAAAGTTCTTCAGACATTATTCTTCAACTCTTCTTTTTACAAGTTTACCTTCTTTTAAAACCTCAAACTCTGATTCTGACAATTCTATTTTCTCACCTGTTTCATACCTAACATTATTGTATCTTAAAGGCGTTAAAGCTATCGCAACAACAATAGCTTTTATGTCGTTCTTTTTGTCTTCTTTTGTCATCTAATTCACCTACCCTACTGTTGCTATAAACATGCTATCCATAATAGATGGATTTGGAACCACTAAATCCTCAATAACTACATTCACATTATTTACAACTCCAGCTGATTTTGATTCTGCTACAACCTCAACAGTCGAAAATGTTCCAGCAATATCAACCACGTCTCTATCTCCTAACATTCCAAGTAATTCATCGGTTTTTGTCGGAGTAGGCCCATATTCCATTACTCCTAATTGACCGTTTGGAATTAATGTTACTACATTATCAGGAAATACATTTTTTGTTATTTTACCAACTTTTATTTTTTCATTCCAAACTAATATAGTCATTCCAATTACTTCTTCGATTGTTGCTTTAACTAATGTTGGGGTAATTGTAACAGTTGTATTTTTAAATAATTCCTTTACTGTATCGTGTTTTTTCAACATATTAAAAGTAGCTTTTGACATCAAAGCAATTTCAACTGTTCCACCGTCTTCTTCAGCAATTTCTTTCCATCTCTCTAAATCTTCAAGCGGTTTAGCAGTTGCTGCACTCCAAATATTAGTCCCAGCCAATGTTTCTTTGTATTTATCAGCTAATTTATAATTAATTGTTTGACCACCGCCGTTTTTATTTGGAAATGTAACTTTTGCTGTTGATAAAAATTGAGCTGCTGCATAAGAAGCGATTGCTCGAGAACTTGCCAAAAATCCTTTCGACCCTGCAAAGCTATCAAAAATTTTTTTTGAATAATTATCAATTATAGTTTGATTCCCAGTATTTAAAATTTCTAGCAACTCTTTTCTACGCTTTTCATCTAGTGTCATACCTTCTCTAAAAAATTGTTTATCCCCTTTTGTTACTGTTTTAAAATCCCAATCTCTAAACATTACATCTGCATCTAACTGACTGCTTTGTAATACTTCAACTGTTCCACCATTTAAGCTCCCCAAAACATTTACATCAAAATTGTTTGAAAATTCAGCAGGAAACATCGCTTCTACTAAAGTAGTGCCTTTCACTCCTGCATAATACTTATTTAAACTTTTCACATTTAATAAATCTGTTAAACTTATTGCCATTTCAACCTCCTATTTTCTATCCTTATAAATATAAGTCACACCTTCTGGTAATTCTGCTTTTGTAATTGTAACTGGTGTAGTGTATTCTTTCCCTACCTCGATTAATTTATCCAAATAAGCCACACCTTCAATTGCAACTGTCGCTTGTTCATTGTC